AAAAACTGTGATACTTTGGTTGGTAAGGTAATATGGACAATCCACATACCTTTCCAAAAAGATAATTGTTTGCGGGCTAAGTTCAATTGGTTCGGTAAATGGAATTTCGTATTCTTTGAGTTCCAATTCTTTAACCAAAAACTCATAACCGTCGTCACTTAGACGGAATGCATTTGGTTTATTGACGCGATTGGATTGCCACCATTTGTGACTGTACAAGTTTATATTAGCATCATCTGTACTTTTACCCCATTGTTGTAAAAATATCTTAGTCAATGCAGTTCTTGTTATCATTTAATAATAGTGCCGCTTGTTAGCTTAACAACTTGAAAATCGGTTGTTCCAAATGTTAAGTTCATTTTTTTAGCAAGATTTCTAGCATGTCCAGGGTTGCTGAACGATACCTTTTTATACTTGGGGCCAGGATAACTTGTTAGGCTGTTAAACGATTTTAAGTTAAACGGCTCGTTCTTATAAAATACTGCCCAAATGGCTTCTGCCTCTAAAACTTGCTCGGCTTTATAGGTTTTTTTGTTAGTATACTCTAAAAGTACTTTGGGTTTTGGTCTCGACATAATATGCGTATCCTGATAATATACGCATATATTTATCCTTATTTCAGCTCGCCAAACCCACCGCCGTCCATTTGTACGTTTATAACTTCTGTGGCAGAATTGCTTTTAACTGCGTTATAAACAGTTTCTAAGTCACGATTTAACTTGTCTAGTACCTCAGTTAGTGTTAAACTTAGTAATCGTGCTTGTTGGATAGACAACTTAACTTCTTTTTGCTGACCCAATTCAGCTGCCCTTACTGCTTGGGTAAACTGTGCAATAGGGCTTGTATTAATCGGATTTTGCATTTGTAAGGATTGCCTTCATTTCAAATTTATCTTTAAACGGGCCTTTATATGGATACCGTTCGATTGTAATTGCCTTTGGGCAAAAACTTTTGACCCAGCCTTTGTTAAATTTAATAACATAATAGCCTGCACAATACAAACTCTTACTTTGTTCACTTTTAGTAAACAACGGTAATTTACGTCTAACATCATACATGCTATTATACGGAGAACACAATGTGGGATATCCGTGGCATTCATGCACTTCTTCTACAGCAGTTACTTTGACTTTGGTATTCTTCAAAAAGAAGTTATTGCCAAAATGCTTAGTCAAGTCTTCTTTCTTATTAAACATAACTTCACCGTTAGTACTTGATAGTACAAACTTATTGTTTTCTTTCTTATGTAGTGTGGCAATCTTGGCACCGTCTTGTTCGACAATCCAAAACTTGCCATCTACGATAGGCTTTGCATGTATATCTGTCATTGTGTTTCTCCGCTGTTAGGAAACGGCCACTGTGCAGAAGATGCTGTAATTTCTGCACTTGTTGGACGCTTTGATAATTTTACATTTTCTTCAATAACTGTTCCATCGGCTTCACACAAGCTAACTTGAAATGGTGCATATACAAGAACTGAACTATCTTCTTCCGACCAATCGTGTTCGCCATCGTATAGCCATCCAGCTCCGCCTTCGTAATAGAGTTCCTTTAGTTCTTGCTGTTCAAGTTCAGTGATATCGTCACTGAACTCCCATTCGATGCTGATGCTGTCATCAAACTCACAACCCCATCCTACATCTGGTTTAGTGTATGCTATCATATCGGCTTCATAAGGCAAATTGCAATTCATATCCGTTTCAATAAATCCTTGCCCCCAGCGATATGTTTCGTCGATATTAAACCAACTTGTAGAACCGTCTTTGTTACCACGAAACATTTCTACGTGATACACAATATTTTTCTTCTCAAGAGGTTTGATTAGATATACTTTGGACATATTAGTTTTCCTCAAATAAATTTATTGCCGCCTTTGTAAGCGGATATCTTGCCTGGAAAGGTTCGGCATATGATTGAATGTTATCTGCAATCTTTTTCATATCATAACTATTACAGAATTTTAACATGCGGATACCAACTTGATCAACTGTCTTTGGCACTGCATGAGTTGCAATTGTTTCACGGATATGTTCTTTAATGTCATCAGGCTGTGCAGTCAAATCGCATAACTGTACATTACGTTGATAATCTTCCAAGACCCTGTGTTCTAAACCATTGTGGTCAACCCATCTCTGCAACATGAGATTGTTCCAATTATATCCGCGGCTTTTACGGTCTTCAAACGCTTCAGTAAGACCCACTTTGTTCTTTGAACCTTTAGTACGTACACCGGGATAAGCTGAAAAGACATTGTCTGATGTATCGCCACGCATACATTTCTCGAATAGCATCCATTCTGGATCTTGTGCTGGCTTAGGTTCGCCTGTCTTTTTATCTTTAACAGGTTTACCCTTTGCATCGAATGTGCCTTCGTGTGTAATATGTAAATCGCCTACACCATTATATTGGCTCACATTGGCACTGATAAGCTGTGCAAAATCTCCATCTGTCGAAATGATTACGTGTTTATCATTTGGGTGTGCTTGTACCCAGCCTGCAATTAAATCATCCGCTTCTAGCTTAGGATGTTGCATTACTGTACAGTTAGTTTTTTCACTAACAAAGTTTTTAAATTCGTCAAATGCTTCCCAGAAAATCTTTTCTTCTTCTGCTTCTTTCTGAGTATGTGCGGCACGTACTGCGGTACGATTTGCTTTATAAGGAGCATAAAAGTCCTTACGCCACGAACGACCTTCGAGGCAGAACACGACGTGAGTACCTCCAAAGTCTTTCCATGCTTTCTTGATACTGTTAAATGTAATATGAAATGCCATACCAAGTTTAATATCGGCAGCACCTTGTACTACATGTCTTGCACGAAAAAATGTGTTAGCAGTATCGACAATAATATATGTCATTCAATTTCCGATTTGCCGCCTGGCAATTTTCTTACATTAATATAACCAGCACCACGAGTTGTATCTTGACCTTCGTCGGCTAGCACGTTTCGGGCTAAGTCTTTGAACCAGCGATCCACAATCTCTTCATCTGGATCGCCGTCGTAGCCATAGCCTTCTTTCTTTAATTGTACTACAAACTCGGCATTCCAGTCAAGCTCAAAAAACCCATTTCTAATATTATCTTTATTGACATGTGTATCCAAAACAGCTACCCACGGTTCTCCTTTGGCAGTAGCACGTTCTTTTGGCGTAAGTTTAGCTTGTGCCTCAGCCGCTCTTGCCTCTTCTGCTTCTTTTAAATGTTTGGCAGTTTCGTCTACAGTTGTTGCTAGTTTGGCTTGTGTTTCAACAAGTGCCTGTTCCACTTTATCCAAACCAGTCATTCGTTTAAAGAAGTTTTTTAACATCAAGTACCCCACTCGTTTTTAAATAATGGAACTTGTAAACGGTCACTGTACCGCCATCCACGGTTCATAGCTGCCACTGCCACGTTCTTTGCATTTAGTGTGTAAACACTTTCAACTCCGCCCACTGGCATTAGATAAACATGACCTTTAAATCCTGCTTCTCTAAATTCTTTTACAGCACATTCTGCATCTGTAATATCTTGTTCAGTTGCAACAACAAATTTTAGATATACTGTACCAACTTCTTCGTACTCGCATACTACTTCTGGAAAAATTGCATCGGCCCACTTTTCACCACTTGCTGGAAGTTTGGCACTTACACTAAATGTGATTTCACGTTTGTGTCTTGGAAGGCCATTCCATACACTTAGATAATGTTTAAATTCTTGTGTAAGTTTTTGAGTACCATTTGTTTCAAACGTAATTTCTTTTAGACCTGCCATTTTAGGATGATCCAGCAGTTCTGGATAAGCCCGTTGCCATCCTAACAAAGGTTCACCGCCTGTAATTACAAGATGTTCGTCTACCCATGTACCGTGAGGAATAATTTCACAAATGCGATTTGCAATCGCATCTGTTGTAAGCATTGGACTTAGATCTTTAAAGCGTGGATCCCAACTTGCGTAACTATCGCATCCTGAGCTTACTAGTGGCAAGTCTTCATATTTAAAAAACTTTTTAATATCGGCCGCAATAAAATCACGCTCTTTGCTTTGTTCCCCACGCGGCATACCAAAACCGTCGCAGGTAAAGTTGCAACCAAACGTGCGTAGAAACACAGACGGGACACCCATGTAGCGTCCTTCCCCTTGAATACTGTAAAACAATTCAGCTATTTTTATTTTGCTCATTTTTTTTCCTAAAATCTTCTACGTCTATTATAGCAGATTTTAATGTCTCTGCATAGTTTAATGCTTGTTGTTTGGTTAAATGCACACCGATCTCGGTATCAATAAACCCTTTAGTGAGCAAGGTCCAAATATG